TTCCGTCGCTGCGACTTTCAGCTTGGCGTTCTCGAATTCGAGCGCGGCAATCTTGGCGTCGGCTGCGGTGAGGGATTCGGCGGCGGTATGGTTCGCCTCGGCTTTGCCAAAGAAAGCCATCGCGCGTTCCATAAAAGACGGCAGAGTAGGTGCAGACATTCTGCCTGCCGTGCGGAGTCAACGCGGAGAGATGAAACTGTTACACTAGATCAGCGCCGCCACGTCATCCCACGAATCAATAACGCCATCAATCAATCCGCGCTGCGCGGCAACATCACCATCAAAGCACTGGCCTTGCATGTCCTCGCGGTTCACCGCGCCGCCGCGCATTTCATCGACGTGCGCGTAAAACTTTTCAGCGGCGGCGTCAACCTCGCTTTGTAGAAGCGCGATTTGATCCTTCGTCAACGGCACGCCGGGGGCGCCCATTCCCTTATACTTTCCACTACTGATGAGGATGGGTTTGAGGCCCATATCCGCATACTGTTTGCTCCGGTCGAGCGCGTAGCAATACACGCCGATGTTCGCAACCTTCGCGTCCTCTGTTGCAAACAGCGCCTTGGACGCGCAAGCGATGTAATACGCCTGGCTGCACATGAGGCCGGAGGAAAACGAATAGACCGGCTTCTCGCAATCAATGATCCGTTGCGCGACTTCCTTGCCGCCTTGAACCATTCCGCCTGGGCAGTCCCAATCAATCACGCAACCGCGACAATTCGTATCGTTCTCGGACGTGTCGAGGTCCGCGATGATCTCCGCGAAATCCACGCAGCCGCACGCCTTTTCAACCGGGCCTAGATTCCGTCCAACTGGCCCGCCGACAGGAAGGCGCATGACTCCATTCACAATCGTGGACTGCTCACGTTCGATTGCCTCTCCAAAAATCATCCCGTCCTCGCGCTTCGCGGATCGGAATTCAAGGTAAGCCTCGAACCGGCTGAACCAACTCGCATGAGCGGACGGCAGAATGGCGAGCGGCTCCTGTTGGAGCACGCGTAGAATTTCAGGGTAGTTCATTTCATTTTCTGTTTCGCATCAAGCGGCACCCGGAACACGTCCCAATCGCAACCGCACTTCGGGCAGTGAATCCGGATCGTGACAACGAGCATCGAGTTTGCGCTTGTCGCTGGGAGTATTCCGGCTTGGACGCTCACGTTGGCATGGTCGCAATCGTTGGCGGGCGGCTGTGGCATCAGAATGGAGTCGCGCGGCCTTTGACGCCCGTGCCGGAGAGAATCACCGCGCCGCTCGGTTGCAGGAGGATGCTCGACATTCCGGTGAGTGCGGCGGCGTTGGTATAGACCGCAGTGCCAGCGTTGTTTTTGACAATCGCTGTCACGGCGGTTCCGTCGTAGTAAACCACCGCGTTCCTGCCGAAGGTATTCGTCCAGCCGGTTGTGGCGATGTTCACTGCGGCGGTTGTATCGGTGCTTTTGAATCCAGCGACTGAACTTGCCAGGCCGCTGGCGGCCACGCTGAAAACGGTCGTGCCGTTGTTGGTGCGGGCAGTCATGAGCGGCAGTCCCGTGTTACGATTGTCCAGCAACAACGCGGCGGACTCATAGTTGAGGTTTGTGGCGCTGCTGCCGTAATAGTCACTGGCCAGTTGACCAACCAATCCAATGAAAACTCCGTTGGTCAATCCCTGCTGCGTGGACATTGCGCCCAGACCAGCAACGCCGATGTTTGTTTGCGAGTTGTGATTTGGAGCCGCCAATCCGCTGAGCCCGTATTGGAGCGCAAAAGAGCTTTGGCCAGTGCCGGAAACTCCGGCGCCTTCACCTGCTACCGGCCCGCTGTCGGTGTAATAACCGACGCGCGAATCGGTGCCGTAATTTGCAGTTCCATCGAAGATCACCCCTCCAAAGGCATCGTCGCCGCCGCCATTCGCATCGTTTGCCACGTCGAACGCGATGGCGCTTGTATTGGTTCCGGTTCCCTCTGATAAACGGACCCGCGTGCCGAGTGCTTCGGCCGTGCCTGTGGCATCGTGCAAAAACTCTGCCGCCCACGAGGAATCATTGGCGTAGTTTGAAAAGTGGAACTTGGCGGTCGTTGGATCGTCAAGCGGTTCAATCACGCCATCCGCATTCGTCCAGACCCGGACCGCGCTCGGATGGAGCAAAGACCACGCTTGCAGATTCGCCGTCGCGCCCGCATATTGCGCCCCGCTCGGAGGCGTCCAGGCGCTGATTACAAGATTGCTCGCCGAAAGATCGTTCGTTGAATTGGGCACCTGCAACGTTAGCGGGTCGAGTCCGATGCCTGAAATCGTGAGCGTGTATTGGCCGGGCGTCACTCGAAGGAAGTTCACAACGCCGTCCGAGTCGCTCGTTCCTGAGAAGGTCGAGCCGCCGCTGGCCGGCATGAGCGTTACCGTTTTGCCGTCAGGCGCGTAGTTGAGCGTGAAGTCCGAGACGGTCACGATCACGTTTGGGATCTTCGGGTCTGCGGCGTAAAGGATTGAACAGAAGGCAACGAAGAGAACAAAGAGGGAGAGGTAAAGCCCCGACTTCGTTTCCTTCGTTTGCTTCTGTGAAATGTTTTTGGTCATAAATTCGTTATTCGTTGAGCATCCTCCAAACACAGCCGGTCATCGCGTGTCTTTCATTTCGCCGGTTCCTTTGCCGCCGGCTTCTGCTGCTGTTGCGCGATCGGATTCGGCGAGCGTTGCTCGATCAACTCCAAGCACCGTTCGAGCGGAAGGCCGCTTTCTTCGGCGATGGATTTTGCGAGAGCGATGTTGTCCCGGATCTCCTGCGCGCGGATGCGTTTGATCTCGTTCCGGTGCAATCCGTGGTTTTTCTGCGCGAGAATTGCTTCGGTCGTCGTGCCGAGCTTCAGCGACTCGCGGTCCGCTTGCGCGTCGTTGCCAGCGTCCACTTGGAGCGGCTTCGGCAGGCCCGGTTCCCAGAGATACGGGTCAAATCCGTCGTTGTTCTTCGGCACCTGGCCGATCTTCATTCCCTTGGCGATTGCGTAGCCAACGGCGCGTTTCCATCGGCGGTATCCGGTTCGTTGCCGGGCCCAGATGGTTTGATTCGCAAGGTCCGTCAGGATTCGGCTTGGCGCTCGTCCGGTGGATTTAAGGTCCAGGAGTTCTGCGAACCAGCCGACACTTGAAATGGCTCCGCGTTGCGCGCGTTCGATGAAAGCCTCCGTGTTCGGATGAGGATTTTTGAAGTGCAGGGGAACGATTTCCTCACCTTCGTTGCTGCTCAGATAGTAGGTTTCCCCGCCCTGGCCGAGTTCCTCGACTGCTACTTTGCGGTCCGAGAGGCTTCCGCCGTCGGTCGGTTCCTGGCCGTTATCTAGAATCTCATCCGCCGTGATAACGTTCGCGTCGTTGGTTGCTTCGCCTTCCGCGTTTTTGATGATCAGGCCGACGTTGCTGGCGCGTTTGACGGCTGCTTTGGTGAAATCGTGAATGTCCTGAAGGTCGAACCATGTCAGGGATGAGACTGCGATTCTCGGTATCCCCCTGCCTTGGTCGCTCCACCGGGGCTCGTATGCGAGGTCCGCGTTGAAAGCCGAGATGTCCTGAAAGTCGTTTCCTTCGCCGAGGATTCGCAGGCCGATTGCGCGGGAGTTCCGGTCCATGATAACGCCATCGAAGATTTTCGCGCCTTTGAATTCTCCGTCCTCGACAACGGTTCCCGGCTTCAGGCTCAAACCGCCGTGAGTCGGATTGCTGCCGCACTTGGTCGCGGGATAGAACGCGAGCATGGGGAATCCGCTCGCGGTCTCGGTCAAAACCATCACGTCATCACCGTCAACGTCCCAGGCCCAGCCGGAGAGCCACATGGACGTTTTGAAATCGTATTGCGGACCGCGAACGTTGCAGTTTGGAAACCAGACCTTTGTCAGCCACTCCTGCGCGGCTTCACCCCAGGCGGCGTTCTTGCCGGTGTAGTGCGGGTCCCAAGCGTCGCCAAAAGCCCAGTTGTTTTTCTGCACGATCGCGCTTTCGAGCACGTCGATTTGCACGGACAATTGCCGCGCGTAATTGACCATCTCCTTGCGGTCGTATTCGGAAACGTTCTTTTGCGTCGAGTCCTGGAGCCAGAAGCGCGGCTTGTAGGCTCGGAGGTTTGTGCGCGGCGACGGGTAAAGGTAATAAGAAACGGGCTGGCCGTTCGGCGCCAGGATCGCGGACTTG